TCCTGTTCCGTCACTTGGGGATCCTCAAGCTCCTTTTCGACATCCTCGGGCTCGGTGGGCTGCTCCGGCAGCCCGGTCTTCGTATCAATATCTGCCATGGTGACCTCCTTTTATGGCAACTAAAAACAGCCCTCTCAGGCTGCTTTTGTCATGGTTGGTTGAGCGCCATCGCTCAGAACTGCTCTTCCAGCATCCGCTTCTCTTCTACGATCCGCTTCAGCTCCTCCTCGGCATCCTCTGCCGGCCGCCACTTGTCGATATAGCTGCGGATGCTTCTGGCGCCTGCCTGCACCTCGCGAAGGTCAAGCGCGCGTTCCTCTTCCTCATCATCCGTCAGGGGATAGAGGTGTTCGATCCCCACCGTAAACTGCGCCCCCTCAAACTCCTTGCCGTAGCCATAGGCGATGGCCAGATCGTAGAGGCAGCGCACCATCCAGGTGAGTCCCGCGTCCCATTCCGTCCACTTCTCATCGCATTTTGTGATCAGCGGCCAGTATAGGGCTTTCAGCGCTTTGCCGGATAGCCCGCTTGATTTGTACTCATCCAGGGACTTGGGCGGCACGCCCAGCATTTTTCTCATATTCACGTCAAGGCGATCCAGAAATTTTTCAATCCTTTCCGAATAGGAAAACCCCGGCTCAAGCACTTGAGCTTTGGCTTGCCTTTCACGGCTTGACGGATCGGTCTGTATGTCAACGATGGCTTTGGGGGCTACCTTTATCGCAGACAGGCTATCTTCCGATGCGTCGAAAAAGGCTGTCTGAGGAAACATGTTAAATCTGAGCGCGTCTTGGTCGTCGCTGGTTGTTCGGTTATAGCTGTTCGCCATTTCCGCCAGCTCTTTCGCTTCGCTTTCGCCGACGGTATCTCCAGTCAATCCGTCATTGATCAATACATAGCTCGGGATATAGGGGATTGGCAGCGCAGCTTCTTTAGCCCGATCCTCAATCACGTCTCCAATGCCGTTGACGACCCGCTCGGTCATGGTGACCGTTCCGCCGTCCGCTTCATAGACCTGATACCAGAATCGCTGCTCTTCCTCGTTCGTGCTTTCGGTGATCTGGTAGAGGTAGATCATTTTAACCAACCGGCTGACATCCTCTGTATCATGCAGCGCCCAGCACTCGACGGACGGCCGGAACCCTACGCGCAGCGGCTGGTCAGGTCCGCCAGTCACCTTCAGCGCCACGCGTTTGCCGATGAACTGGTCCCGCCCTGCCTTGCTGAGTTTTCCGCTCCATCCGCTGTCCTGAAGCACTTTGCGGATATAGTCTTCCAGAGCAGAGCACTTGCTGGCGTTTTCCTTGTCTTCTTTGCTTGGTTGTATGGTAATTTCAGGAGCGCGGCTGAACATGAAGCGGGCCACTTCTTTTATTAGGTATTTAATGTTGTTAATGACCATCTGGGTAGGTGTGTAGTCCAGTCCCGCGGCCACCTCCCACCTCTGTCCCTCGCCATCATACAAGTCGTACAGCTTGATCAGTTCCGCTTCATCTTCTATCAGTGATTTCGCAGCAACTGATCCAAGCTCAGCTTCAAGCCAGGCGTTTTTCCACCCTGCCATTTATCTTGCTCCCTTCCCGCTAAAGAATCTCTTGCGCATTGCAGCTCCGCGTTGAATAACCTCCGCCAGGCCGGTAGTAGCATCCGGCGCATCGTCATGCAGGTTCTTGCCCTTGCGCTGGTGGTTTCTCATGGCGTTATAGTATCCCGTCCACCTTGTTGCCCAGTCAGCCGGCATTCGGATGTGGTTCTGGACAAAGCTGCTTTCAGTTAATATCCTTGCTTCCTTATTCTGGCGTTGTGGCACCCAGATGATCGTTGTGCGTCGCCAGTTATAGCGCTGCCACAGGATCCGCTCAACAGCTCGCGCAAACCCGCGCCCGCCATTATTGCTTTCGATGTAGCATTCCTCTGCAGCGTTTTGATACAGCATTTGAGCAACGGCAAGCTCAGTGATTTCCATGGCTTCATCCGTGTAAATCACTTCGCGCATATAGGCCTCTCCGTCAATGCGGTCGGCACATACTGCGCACAGGTAGTCCGCCCCCGTGTCCGCCGTATCGACATACGCGGTCACGTGCTTGACAACCGGCTTTCCATCCAGCCCAACATCCGGAAGGGCATCAAACGTGGTAAACCCTTCGTACAGCCTGCCTTTGGCGTCAATCGGCTCGTTTTGATAGTTGGCCAGGAAGATCTCTGGGCTTGTAAGCTTTTTCTTTTCCTTGAAAGATGAGAAGCTCAGCAGTTCCGGGCACAGCATAACCCCTGTATCTTCGTTGATGCACGCTTTATGGTTGAGGACGCACCACTTTCCAGGCTCAGCGTCCAGGGCTCTCCCTACCAGATCGCGGGTGTTCCAGCGCGTCATGATGATGATAATGATGCCGCCTTCTTCTACGCGAGACAGCAATGTATTGGTGAAATACTCCCACTGATCAGCAAGAACCGTGTCATTGTTGGCTTCGATATGGTTTTTGATTGGATCATCAATGATGAGCTTGTTGCAGCCAACGCCAGTAATTGTACCGCCCATGCCGGCGCCGAGAAATGAAAAATAACTGCCTTCCAGGCTCCACATCTGAGCTGCCGCGTCTCCATAACGGATCCTAACACCAGGGAATACATCGCTGAAGATCGAAAACTTAGGATCTATTTTTGTTGCGTCAATTCCATCTCTCACGCCTTTTGAGAAGCGCGATGAAAGGGTCTCATTATATGAAACGTTGATGATCCGATTCTCTGCGTTTTTGCCAAATGACCATTGATTAAACAATGTCATTGTATAGCTCTTCCCATGACGCGGCGGTTCGCTGATGGCGAGACGTTTACATGCGCTGCCGTCGGGAGCTACCAGCTTGCCCTCATCAAGAGCTTGCAACGTATCTGCCAACTCCTTTAGGTGCGGCCTGCTGTCTCTAAAGAAGCGCGGGTTTATAAGCTTGCAGTATGCCCAAAAGCTCTCTCGGGCCTTTTTATAGGCCTTATCATCTGACTTGGGGAGCAATTTTTCAAGTATCCCGCTATCCGCCATCCGCGCATCCCTCCCTTCACGCAAAATAAGGCCGTTTAACGCCGTTAAACGGTCGGTGTACCGCTGGGCCGCAGGGGTTGGTTACCCCCCGCCTTCCGCGTGCTCAAATAAGGCCGTTTTTTAGGCTTTTAATCCGAAGTCCGGCCCCCGCCTGTCGATCACGTCCGGTACCGATCCGGCCGCCTCATCCACCAGGGCGAAGCTGATCCATCCGCGCGCCGGATCGCCCGGCCTCACTTCCGTCATCCATCCGTTAATCGTGCAGTTACTCCCGGCGGTGGTCAGCTTGCCGTCAAACAGATGCAGCTTATCCAGCAGCTTATTCCGGCGCTTCTCGTTCATCCCCGTCATGATGTCCAGGCAGGCGCTGTAGGCGACCAGCCCATCCGTCACCTTATCCGGGCTCATGGGGCTGTAAACGATGCAGCCCTGGATCGTCCCGTCGATATGAACAAAGCTCACGGCCTGCGTCTTAGTGGCCATCAGGCAGGCCTCCCCGGCCTTTTCGTCCGATCCCTGCTTGGTATACGTCGTCTTCTTGGTAATGCCCAGGCACTTCACCCTGGCCCCGGCGCCCATCGCGTCGACCCGCGCGTTGTAGCGCTGCATAAATTCCAATGCGTCCATGGTCTCCTCCTCATTTCATTTACTGCACCCATTCGCCGAATGCCCGGTCCAGCGCCTCATCGCTGCGTGATCCGTCAGCCCATCCGCGCAGCTCCCGCGCGATCTCTTCCAGGCTCTTGTTGGCATCCACATAATAGAGGCACGTGCACCAGGGATGCGGCAGCGGCAGGCTGTCCACCGGATAGTTGCCCTCCCCGAGTCCCTCGTCGTGCACGGCATAGGCATCGCAGATGTCAAATATCACGTGCGCCGGCGTCAGCTCCCAGTGGTAGAACTCGGCATAGGGGTTATCCCTCGCGGCACTCACGCTTGCGCCCCAGGCAGCGTGCCGGATGCTGGTCACGGCCAGCCGCTTGGCGTTGTAGTCGATCTTATAATCGAAAGGGATCTCATACACATCATTCCAGTTGCTCGGCTCCGCTGCCTTGGGGTTCACATAGGCTTCGAGTGCCTTAGACAGCCTGATCGGGCTTTCGCCCTTGGCAACAGCCTGGGCGATCAGCTGCTCGATCTTCCTGCCCTGCAGCGCCTCGTTGTTCCATATCCGCTTGGAGAGCATAGGGGAATCCCCCCCGTAGATCCCGCCGCGCAGCACGTGCGCCACGGCATCGTCCGCGGTGGATCCGAATACCCGTGCCAGCGTCGGCTTCAGATCGATGCCGGCTGTCTGGCCGATCTCCAGCAGGAAATCCGTCTGCACGGCCACAGCGCGCTGCGCGGCGGTCTTCATGCCGCTTTCGGTCGCGTCCCTCACGCTGCTCCACAGCTCCCGGCTGCGCGCCCTCAGGTTTTTCGCCAGCGCCTGGGCCTGCGCCTCGGTCAGGCTGCCAGCTTTGGCGTCAGCCGCCTTGCGAGCCATGTCCTCAGCTGCCTTTTCATACAGCTTGGCGATGCGGCCCTGCAGCGCGCGCTCTTCAGCCCGCGCCGTCCTGGTGGCGTCCATCATGCGCTCCCGGTAAAAATCGATCTTCGCCACGCCGCCCCCTCCCTGTTTTCGGCAATCAAAAAGCACCCCCTGAAGGGCGCTTTTTATCAATAATGTGCATTTATGTAGAAGGCGCTTTTTGCCTGGATCCTCCCCGCCGTCCTTCATTCAGCATTCAGCATTCACGCGTCTTGCTCCCCGCCGGGCACGGCCTTGCTGAAGGGCCGCACCCTTTGGGAAATGAAAGGAGGAGAGAACCCATGCGGCAGGTGGTGCGCCGTGCCGCCTTTTTTACTCCTGGGCTTCGCCCCCGGAAGCCTTAGCCTCCGGATCTCCCTGGATCTGATCGCCGTCGTCGTCTGCAGGGCTCTGGTCAACCTGCTCGTTCTCGGGCTGCTTGTCGTCGGTCCTGGGGGTAAATACGATCTTTTGCGCCTTGCCGTACAAATTCAGGGTTCCATGCCCGCGGCGCTTGCGTTTGTCGATCGTCACATTTTGCAAATGACTGGCGGGGTTCTGACCTGTGCTGATTTGTATCACCGGGGCCATCTCAGCTCCGGTACGATGCTCGGCCACATGCTGTCTGTTCCCAGCCAGCCGATAACGTGGGGTGTCCCACGTACTCGGTAATAGATCGTGGTATCCATGTTGCATTGGATGAAGACGTATCCGGGGATCATCACCTGCATGCGGCCTTCCCATTGGCCTCCGCGCCTGTACCACACTTGCTCGACCGGGCAGAGGGCCGCCGTCACGCCGGGCGCCCGCTTGATCGCGTCCAGCACATCCAGTTCCTTGCCCGTCAGCGTCCAGACTACAAACCAGTTACTCATCCTTGGCCGCCTCCCTCCTGGCAACGCCGTCGACGATCGCGCTCAGCTTGGATAGCAGCTCATCATCCTCCTGGATGGCCCCGCGCAGCTCGGACATCATGCTGTCGCGCAGGGTATCGATCGTCTTTTTCCGCTCCGTCTTCCAGCGGTTTTTATACACGCCGGATCTCTGCAGCTGCACCAGCAGCCGGCCCGCTTTATCCAGGGGAAGAACATCAAATTCTTCCTCGGCCGTGGCCAGGCGCTTGATCAGCCCGTCCAGCAGCAGCGCGCTGCCAACCTCAGAGGCTTCCACGTCCTGCCCGTCCTTGATCGATTGGATCAGGGCTCTGGTCTGTTCGGCAGCCATGCGCAGCCTTTCGGCCGCGGCGCTCGTGCGCTGCGCGTAGCGGTGGATCGCGCTTTTTGAGATCTCATAGCCCTGCGCCGTCAGCGCTTCCGCGATTTCCGAGTAGGTGTAGCGCACGTCCGCCAGCATCCGGTCAAGCCCCTCGCGGATCTCGGGCGGGAACTCGTCCACCTTGCTGCGGACGCGGGCCTGCTTAATACCCGCCATTGAGGATCACCCCGTTATCGGTGATGGTCCCTTCCATCAGGTCAATGCCCTCGCTGGTCAGCTTGTAGTAGGTGATGTTGTACTCAGGCTTATCCGTGCGCTCGATGTAGCCGCGGTCGATCAGATAATCCAGGTAGGCTCCGATGTCCGGGTTCGATACCAGCATGCTTGAAAGCATCCCGGTTTCCAGCACCTTGCCGGTGGTCGGCGTCGGGTGGGAAAGGTTCAGCAGGTACAGGATGTGCCCGCGGATCGCCTTATTGCGCATGGTCTTGGCAACGCTCATGTCATTCTCCCTTCGCCGGCGGCAGTCGGTCCAATATCTTGTTCAGCTTGTTCTCCACGCCGCTCATGGCGCGGATAAAATCCTCACGCAGCGTGTAGACAAAGGGCAGGTTGGCCCACTTTTCTTCAAGGTCACAGATGCGGCGCTCCAGCCCTTTAATGCTTTCGACCGTTTGATCGCTGGTTCGCTTAAAGTAGTAGGCGATGATTCCCAGCACAACGCCGACTGCCGTTGTCACCGCCCAGAAAATCCACTGATCCACCCCATCGCCTCCTGAAAATGAAAAATCCCCGTACTCTTACGGGGATTGTAATCTTTTGCTTATTTATGATACATGTAAAACATTTTACATGAAACGCTTTACACTTTAGAGCAGATCGTCAATGTTGATCTGGCCGTCCAGCTGGGGGAAGATGCCCTCCACCAGCTGATATACCCGCATACGGGTCAGGTTATACTTAAGCGCCAGCTCCTTGATGTTGGTTCCGGTGTATTCGGCGCGGATCCTCTCGGCCTTGTCGGCCGCGTCCAGGCTTTCCGGCTTGGGCAGGTAGATCGTGTCGCCGCCCAGTTCCTCGCACAGCTTGCGCGCCGCCGATTCGCCGATGATCTCGACGATGGTATTGTAGCTTTCTGGATATTTCGGCATCTCCTGCCCTCCTCTCCGGCCTATCGCCTGGCCTTGTTAGCCTTCCGCTGATCCATCGCGTCCAGCCGCTTGTAATACTCCGCTTTGGAAACGTTGGTTCTGCTTTCCCGTTCCAGGGTCCGGATCTCGGCCCGCCATCCGGTGAAGTCTGCGTAATCCGGGCATCGCCCATGACACATCGGTTTCCGTCTCGGGCACATCCAGCAGGGGTTTCTCACCTGATCCCTCCTTCGTTATTCAGCATTCAGCATTCAGCATTCCGCATTTGCGCGCTGAACGCGCTCCCCGCGCCCGCCTTTCAGCATCGCCTTCAGCCCTTCAATACAGGCCCGCGCCTGGTAGCTGGTTAGCCATTCGGCCCGCTCAACGTTCCACCGGCTGCGCAGCCATCCGGCCAGCCGGCCGGGCTCGGCGCTCCATCCCAGGTCACCCGCCAGCCCCTTGATGATCCCCACCTGGGCGTCCGTCGCCCGGTAAATGCTCTGGCTGGGCTTGCCGGCGATCTTATCGGTCACCACGGCCGCCTCGGCCGCGGTCAGCTCCTTGATGCTGGTCTTTCCGGTCTCCGTCAGCACCCTGGCATGCAGCATATCGCTGTCCAGGCCGGCCTTGCGGGCAATGCCCCACATCATCTTGATCTGCGCCGGCGAGATCCCGCGCGACCTGGTCGACCATTTATTAGCAGCCATGATCTTCCTCCCTTTCCGTGTATTCCGTGGTTTTTTTCTTATTCGGCCGCGTTTGCCGAGCGCCTGAGGGGCCCGATGGCAGACACGGCATAGCGGATCTTCCCTTCCTCTTTGTACGACATCAGCTTGACATCATCGACCTTGATCTTGATTCCGGGGTAGTCCCTGACATCCAGGCTCTCGCCTTTTTTCATTTTCCGCACCAGCTCGCTGTACATTTCCAGGGCGGCGGTCAGGGAATGCGTGGTGTACGCTTTGTACGTCCTGATCTTCATGTTCACGCACCCCCTTCCTCGTTCAGCATTCCGTCAGCCCCCGCCGACGGGCTATCACGTCCAGCTCCAGCTGGGCGGAGGCGGCCTGCCGGTGGTACACAGCGCGCGGCACCTTGCTCCATTTCCTCCCGCCCTTTGGCCTGTGGCAGACCACCCACATCAAGCCCTGCCCGCGCCGCCCGCGGTCCTGGATGGCGTATTCCCCGCCCCGTTTATTGACGTAGGCCTTCAGGTGCACCCGCCCGATCGTTTCCCCGCCATTCTGCATTCCGCATTCAGCATTCAGCATTGGCTTCAGCCCACGATCTCTTCGCGCTTGGTCTCATACCAGAAGTTATCAGTGATCTCCAGCCCCGCCCCGGCCGCGATGATCTCGCCCGGCGGGTACTTTTTCAGCGCATCCTTGTCGATCTTCGGCTCCGGGTAGATGATGCAGTCCGCCATGTGCATCTCCTTCAGTTTGCGCATCAGCTCCGCCAGTTTGCCGCCCCGGGGCAGCGTCAGCTTGGTCGACTTCCTAAAACCTACAAAGCCGAAGGTCAGCTCCCGGGTCTTCGCCTTGGCAAATTCTTCCA